ACACACGGGCGCTGCTTTCGCGCTCGCGGCGGCAATAAACGGTGGCGCGTTAGCCAGTCTGCTGTCGGTGGACGCGGCAGCGATGACCAAGCAGCTCCCGTACCTGTTCGGCCGGCCCGCTGTGACCGTACATGCCTATTGGACGGGTGCGGCGAATAACTCTGCTCCCATCACGAGTGCTGCATACAACTGTGTCGCAACCAACCAGGGGACGTCAGGGGTGGTTCGCGTCAACTTCAATTCGAACTTTATCGGCGCGCAAATGATCCCGCTTGTTAGCGGCGTAGCGGCAAGCAACGGCACGAGTTGGTGCGTGCCGCAAATCATCGCGCAGGCTGGTAACGGCGCATACGTTGACATTGCATGCAATCCAACCGGCGGTGGTGGCGGCGGTATCGTGATCGGCCCCGGCCTGTCGCTGGTCATGCTGAAGGTGGCCTGATGACTATCACAGCAGACGTACAGCAACTGGAACCCGGCGAGCTCGTGGAGCTGTTCGAGCTCGATGCGACGGCGATTGGCGGCGACCTGTTGCGCTTTCACGGGCATCTGCAGGCCGGATCCATCTTCTGGCAGGGCAACGAGTACAAGCCGTGGCCGATCGAGGCGTCGGGCTTCGAGCGCACGGGCGATGCGCAGCAGCCGTCACCAACGCTCACGGTCGGCAATGTCGACGGCGTGATCGGTGCCATGTGTCTCGTGCTCGGCGACCTCGTGAAAGCGCAGGTGCGCCGGCGCCGCACGCTCGGCCAGTACCTCGACGCGGCGAACTTTCCGGGCGGCAATCCGAGTGCGGACCCAAACGAGGAAATGCCGCAGGAGCTCTGGTACATCGAGCAGAAAAGCGGCGACATGTATCCGCAGATCGAATTCACGCTCGCGTCGCCGCTCGATCTGAATGGACAGCAGCTGCCGTCCCGGCCGATCGTCGCGAACGTTTGTGGGTGGCTCGCGAAGGGCGGATATCGTGGGCCCTACTGCGGCTACACGGGCGCGGCAATGTTTGATCGCGACGACAACCCGGTAACCGATCCGGCACAGGACAAATGCGGTGGCCGGCTCAGCTCGTGCAAGGTGCGCTTCGGTGCAACGAATCCGCTTTCATACGGTTCGTTCCCAGCGGCCGATCTCACGTCGGGGGCATGATGGAAGAATCCACGATCGAGGCGATCCGCGTACATGCCGAGACGGATTATCCGCGCGAGGCGTGCGGACTGGTGATCGTCGAACGCGGCCGGGAACGATATGTGCCATGCCGCAACGTCGCCACAACGGCAAGCGAACACTTCGTGCTGCCGGCAGACGATTACGCGGCGGCCGAAGATCGCGGCGAGGTGATCGCCATCGTGCATTCGCATCCGGACGCATCCGCTTCGCCCAGCGATGCGGACAGGGTGTCGTGCGAAGAATCGGGCCTGCCGTGGCACATCATCTCGTGGCCGGGCGGTGGCATGCGCACGATTGCACCATGCGGCTACGAAGCGCCGCTGGTCGGTCGGCAGTACGCGCACGGCGTGCTGGACTGCTGGAGCCTGATTCGCGACTGGTACGCGCGCGAGCGTCAAATCGAACTGCCCGACGTGCCGCGTCGCGACCAATGGTGGGACGACGGCGTCAGCGACCTGTATACGCAGCACTATGCGCAGTGCGGGGCGATGATCGTGCCGGACGGCGACGCCCTGCAGGTTGGCGACGTCGTGCTGATGCAGATCCGCTGCAAAAACGGCGTGCCGAATCACGGTGCGGTCTATATCGGCAATACGCAGATCCTGCACCATCCGTACAAGCGTCTTTCGACGCGCGATGTCTATGGCGGTTACTGGCGAGAATGCACACGCATGATTCTCCGGTACGCCGGCTGACCGCAAAGCAACTTTGAACCCGCCTCGCGCGGGTTTTTTTACGTCCATCGGCCATGAACGAAAAACTACGCACGATCCGGCTGTACGGAAAACTCGGCACACGCTTCGGTCGCGTGCATCGGCTCGCAGTGTTGAGCCCGGCTGAGGCGGTGCGCGCGTTGCGCGTACTGCTGCCGGGCTTCGAGCGTGAACTGATGACCAGCAAGGACCGGGGCATTTCGTACGCGATCCTCGCTGGACAGCGGCACCTGAAGGCGGACCAGCTGCAGCAGCCGGTCGGCGATGACGACATCCGCATCGCACCAGTCATTCAGGGTGCAAAGAGCGGCGGCGTGTTCTCCGCGATCCTCGGCGCCGTGGTCATCGCTGCGTCGGCGGTCGGCAGCTACTTTGCGCCGGGCAATCCGTTTAGCGCCATCGGCTACAAGTTCGGCGCCGCGCTCATTCTCGGCGGCGTCGCGCAAATGCTATCGCCGCAACAGAAGGGGCTGGCGACGAAGGACAGCCCCGACAACGGCGCGTCGTACAACTTCAATGGCCCGGTCAACACGACCGCGCAGGGGAACCCGGTGCCGGTGCTGTACGGCCGAATGATCGTCGGCTCAGCCGTGATTTCCGCCGGCATCTATGCGGAGGACCAGCAATGAGAATTCGCAGCGATATCCGTGGTGCTGGCGGCGGCGGTAGCGGTGGTGGCGGTACGAGCTCGGGGTCCGAGTCACCTGATAGTCTGCATAGCATCGCGTATGCGAAGGTGCTCGATCTGGTCTCGGAGGGCGAGATTCGCGGCTTCGTGAACGGGCTGCAGTCCGTGTTTCTTGACGGCACGCCCATCCAGAATCCGGATGGTTCGGTCAACTTCTCGGGGTACTCGCTCGACTATCGCTGGGGCACGCAGGACCAGACGTACCTTGCCGGCTTTCCTGACGTCGAGAATGAGCAGGCGGTCGGCGTCGAACTGAAACAGGTGCAGCCGTGGACGTACGACGTTGCCGATCTGTCGCTGTCGGCGGTGCGGATCCGCATGTCGGTGCCGCAGCTGCAGCAGAGCAATTCGTCGACCGGCGACATCACCGGATACCGTGTCGGATACGCGATCGACCTGTCGACCGACGGCGGGCCGTTCAACCAGGTGCTGACCGGCGCGTTTGACGGCAAGACGACGTCCGAGTACGACCGCAGCATCCGCATCGAGCTGCCGGGGGCGACGACGGGCTGGACGGTGCGCGTACGGCGCACCACGCCGAACGCGAACAGCTCGCTGATCGCAGATACGACGAACATCGTGTCGATAACGGAGATCATCGACGCGAAGCTGCGCTACCCGATGAGTGCTGTTATCGGCTTGCAGGTTGACGCGTCGCAGTTCCAGTCGGTTCCGGTGCGCTCTTACGATCTGTACGGCCGCATCGTTCAGGTGCCGTCGAATTACGATCCCGCGACGCGCAACTATGCGGGGGCGTGGGACGGTACATTCAAGCTCGCCTGGACCGACTGCCCGCCATGGATCGTCTACGACATGGTGCTGAACAACCGTTATGGTCTGGGCGATCGGATCAATGCCGCGCAGCTCGACAAGTGGACGCTTTACCAGATCGCGCAATACTGCGATGTGATGGTGTCGGACGGCAAGGGTGGACAGGAGCCGCGGTTCGCGTGCAACGTGTATATCCAGGCCGAAGAAGACGCCTATAAGGTGCTGCAGGATCTGGCAAGCATCTATCGGGGCATGACGTACTGGGGCAGCGGCAACGTGCTGTCGGTCGCCGACATGCCGTCCGATACGGCGTACGTGTACACGGCCGCGAACGTGATCGGCGGCCAGTTCAAGTACGTCGGCAGCACGAGCCAGACTCGCTACACCGTTGCGCTCGTATCATGGAACGATCTGACCGACCAGGGAAAGCAGAAGGTCGAGTACGTCGAGGATGCTGACGGCATCGCACGTTACGGTGTGCAGCAAACGAGCATTTCCGCGTTCGGCTGCACGTCGCAGGGCCAGGCGCAGCGTACCGGCCAGTGGGCGCTGCTTACGTCGCGTCTCGAGACAGAGACGGTGACGTTTCAGGTCGGTCTCGATTCGACGCTCGTGTCGCCGGGGCAGATCATTGGTATCGCGGATCCGAATCGCGCCGGCCGGCGCAATGGCGGGCGCATCCGTTCGGCTGCAGGACGTACCGTCACGCTCGACAAGGCGCCCACAGTCAATGCCGGCGATACGCTGACGATCATCCTGCCGGCAGGCACAGCCGAAAAGCACATCGTGCAAAGCGTCGACGGCAACGATGTCACGGTGCGCGATGATTTCTCAGCGACACCTGTGCCGCAGTCGATCTGGATGATCGAGAGTGCGGATCTGGTCGCGCAACTGTTCCGCGTGCTGTACGTGTCCGAAGTGGCTGGGGACAACGGCAGCA